TAATCGCTACACCTATGACATGGACGACATCGCGGATGCACCAAACTGGGTTCTGGCGATGGTAGAAGGGGGTGTCACGGGATCAAGTGACACGCATCTGCAATCCACGACAACCAATCCTTTCGGTCAGTACGACGACGGACGTGAAGCCGTGATGATGAAGACCATCGTCTCAACGATCCTGTCGTACTACGAATCCACGGCATCGATGCCAACGTTGGACGACTTGATTGAACACGGGTGGCCGTTGTATGAGATGCGCGTGGCAACCAGAAACGGTCGCACATTAGAAGAAGACGGACGAGGCATCAGCGCGTTCACCGAGAAAGCGGCATACCAACTCGCTAGAGCGAAGCGCGGTGATCTCGATACGCTAAATCACGTTCGTTCCAAAATGGAAGCAATGGGCATCAAGGAAAACGCATCGGGGGGATACGATGAGTCGAAGGAAACAGAACAAGAGATTGATGACGATTACGCCGACGGGTCTATACAGACCGTTAAGGTTCTGCGAGAGGCTGTCCGAATGGCGCAGGATACGGAGGAGAGGCGTCAGACGCGCTTACATCTTGAGGACTGGCACGTCGGTCGCTTTAAAGGCGAGCCGCCAGAGATGGAGTATTTGGTCGAGGGCATCTTTCCTTCGGGAGTCCCCGCGCTTCTTGCGGCTTCGGGAGGGATCGGAAAATCATTCGCGCTTCTCGATCTGGCTCTCAAAGTCGCACTCTTTAAGGGAGATGATCCGTTTGAAGTGGCTCCGTTCGCGTTCGGCGGGCGAATCACAAAGGGTGGAAAGGTTGTATTCCTTACCGCCGAAGATAGCGCGGATTCGGTTCATCGGCGGTTGGCTCAAATCTCTACGCGTGATGAACTGGAAAGTGCGTCGGAGAATCTTGTTGTTGTGCCGTTACCCGACGCGACGGGAGCCATCGCTTTAATCAATGAGGGAATGGGCGTCGTCTCAATGACCGAGCATTACCACGACCTGATGGACCAGTTGCTTAATATGGGTGACGTGGCACTGGTCATTATCGACCCACTGCAAGCGTTCTGTTGGGCAGACGTGAACGCTGATCCGAAGGCCGCGCAAGTGTGGTGGACCGCAATGAGTTCTATCTGCGCGAAGACCGGAGCCACGCTGATCGTTGCACACCATATGCGTAAAGATGGTCTGAGAGGCATCACAGTAGCCGAGGAGGCGCGTGAAGCGATTAGAGGCTCAACCGCCTTGGTCGATGGTGCGCGTCTTGTGTACGCGATGTGGGCGATCAGCGGTGACGCGGAGATCGGACCATGCAAAGCGTTAGCGCTTCCTCTTAATAAGCAGTCGATCGTGTGCGGTTGTGTGGTGAAGGCGAATGACCTGATCGACAGGGACGTGCGTTATTACGGACGTGGTAACAATGGATTGCTTGAGGACCGTACAGCGGAGGTCGAGTCAGCGCGGAGACGTGAGGACGAGGTGAGCCAAGAGCAAATCGATAAGACGTTCAAGGAGATTGAGTCGCGTTGGAACTACGAGAATCCGTTCAGCAACGCCAGTCAGACCGGAGATCGTTATCTGGTGAGATGGATGACCGAGAACATTGGAATGACAAAACGTGCCGCGAACAAGGCGATGTGCGAGTGGATCGACCACGGGTACATCACGATTGAAATGTTAAGCGGGAACACGAAGAAGAAGGGGTTGTGCGTGATGCATAAGCCCACGTCAGAGATTAAAGAAGAAAGAGGGTTCGTGAATGACTAAGGAGCAAATCGACATCATCGTGGAGATGTACAAGGACGGGCGGAACTACACGAAGATCGCGAAGGACGCAGGGACATCGATCTACACGGTGAAGCGTTGGGTACGCATGAACAGGGATGAGTATGGGTTGACGCGTAGACGCAACCTCGCAGAAGGGACAGGCGTGAACGGGTACAGCGCGGAGATCGCTTCATCGTGGAACCTGAAGCTGTCCAAGGAGTATCTAGTGAAGGCGTGGGGGAGCGTGGCATGACGACTAACCCGTACTGGCGCAACCACAACACGCGCAAGCTCGATCCGGAGGACGTGATCCTCATCAGGGCATTGCGTAAGGAAGGGCTGACGTTGCAGGCGATTGCTGAGAAGTTCGAGGTAACGAAGACGCACGTTAGCAAAATTGTGAACCTGAAGATTTGGGAGCATTTGGCATGAACCGCGAGAAAGTGTTAAGGAAACTCAAAAGAACGTACATAAAAATGCTACGTCATTACGCTTATGGGAAACGCGTGAAGGCGCATCTGCTTGAGGAGAAGGCGATGCGTCTGGAGTTTGAGTTGAAGGAGAAAAGCGAATGAGTGATGGTGATTTGCGTTTCACGAAAGATGAAACGAATCGTAAGCGTGATGCTGACTTGAAGATAGGTGCTTGGCTGTCTGCTGCATTGGAAGACCCAAGCACTTGTCAGTCGATGAAGTACGACATCAACGAATGGTTTGAATGTACACCTCAGATTGAAGTTGAGGCTTATGACCAGACAGCATTGGAACTGTGTGATAGATGTGGTTGGAAAACGCTTATTCCTGACGATGGATGTCTAAATTGCAACAGACATGAGTGGGTTGGGCTGACGAATGAGGAAGTTGGGACATTGACCGTGTTTGACGGGTTGCATGATGTTGAAACACCATTGCTTACTGACTTTGCCCGTGCCATCGAATCCAAGATAAAGGAAAAGAACGCATGAGCGGCAAAGGTGACGCATACAGACCGGTAGACCGCGAGAAGTATGCAAGCAACTGGGATCGCATTTTTGCGATAAAGGAAGACCGTGAGGCCGTGAAACATCTTCATCGTGGGACCGAAAAAGCGGTGGATCGCTGTCCGAATACGATCGATATTGAGGAGCAAATAGAGCAAGACCGTGGGACCGATTAGGGGTGTTTGCGGAAGTCTGCGGAAGTCTGCGGAAGTTGAGACTGGGGTATGCGGAAGTCGTTAAAATCCCTTAAGGGAAATAGATAACTTCCGCAATGGTTTTGGACGGGTCTGCGGAGGTTGGCGGAAGTTGTTGGTCTTACTCGCAGTCATGCGGAAGTCGTCACTTGTCGTTGACGACGTTCCGCAGTGACGACTCACGAAAGTAACGCGCAGGAGAATTGCGTGAAACATCTCGCAATGAGATAGCTCGATGTTATCGCTACGCGAAGAACATTTTAAGAAGAAGAGGGAATACGATGGATGATTATGGATCGAAGATCATGGCCGACGAAGGAGGTTATGCATCGGACGTGACGCGGAAAGCTGTTGCGAGTTGGGAACGCAGAAAAGCGGAGGCGGTGTCACGTTGGGGGAGCTTGGAACGATTAGCGTCGAAGTGTAGTCCTGAGACTGCGGCTAAGTTCGCAAAGGCGAAGGGACGGATGAAGGATGCGAAGGTCAGTGCCGAGGAGTTTGAGTACGCGAAACGGTTAGGCGTCATGGAGCGAGGCGTGGATGCGTTGGAGAAGGAAGCACTGGCAAACGGGTACGCGTCGAATGATCTGACATGGTTCGACCTGAAGATGCGTGTGAAGGACCGGCGCGCCGTCTTCGTGGTGAATCCGGAGGATGCCGGATACGTCGCGGCAACGTTGGGGCATGAACTCGGTGAGGAGGTGATCGTGTACACGGTAGCGGACATCGTAATGATGGCTCACGAGAATCCAACAGCGTTGACCCATTTGAAACAGATCGCAGGCGCGTATACTACTCATGTGGATATAGCGGGAGACGGGGAAGCGCCGTGGTAGATAAGGTCATTGGGATAAACGGGAAGCCGTTCGATGCGAGAGACTTTGAAGACGAGAATCGGAAAGCTGTTGAGAGGATGCTCTTTGATGTGGCTGATGATATCGATACGGGTGGCATTATTCCGCGTGGAATGGCGCTTACGATTATTCAGGAGAATGGCGAGCCTTTGTTCTGGTATGGCGGAAGCGAGAGCGACCTGTTCATGCTTTACGGGGCAATCGAAGCCATGCGTCAAACATTCTGGGAATCGGTCATTAAAGAGAGACAGGTAGAGTATGGTGAGTAAAGTACATAAAGGTGAACTGGGTGAGCGGTTGCCGAAGAACTTAGAACGACGGGAACGGTGGTTTGAGATGAGCGCAGACCCGATTGCGCTTGAAACCGAGATCACGGACTGCGTGGCTCAAGGTGAGTCACTTCATGCATGGTGCAAGCGCAAGGACATGGCGTACAACACGGTCAATGACTGGGTAGCGCGTGACCCTGCGAGAAAGGAACGCTATGAGCGCGCAAGGATCAGTCGTGCAGAGTGGCACGTCTCTGACATCGAAGAGATGCTAACGGAGGTGCGTCGCGGCGACCTCGACCCTGCAAGGGCTAGGGTGATTGCAGAGAACAAGAGATGGATTGCTTCTCGCATGGACCCGCATTTGTGGGGCGAGAAGGTGCAGATCAATGCCGAGGTGAACGTTGGAGATCGCTATCTTGAAGCGATTAAACGATTAACTGCGCCTGATGTGATCGAAGGTAGCGCAAGGGATATCACACCGGAAAGCAATGATTAACGGAGAAAACACGCACCGACGGGACTACGCGCACACGAGACGACGTGACCACTTTGTGACCGGCGGTCGATTATCGATTTAACATAATGACAGTTATGCGCCGAAGTAACTTGGCAACGTTGGGACGTAAGTTATTGATTTCGTTGGAGTTGGTTCGAGCCTGTGGATAGGTCACGATGTTATCATCGCCAACTGGTCAAAAAATGAACACGATAAAACGTCGATCTGTGGATAAGTCCGCCGCGATGACCCCCCCCCATCGGTTTATTTGACGGGGCGGCGACGGCGGCAACGTGACACACATCAACGAACCCCCGTGGGGGATAGGAGCGAAATGAGCAACGCCACGAATTCTGAAAATCCATTTGTCGATTTCATCCTGAAATATCGCAACGACCCCGTGCTGTTCGTTGAGAAGGTTTTCGGAGTACAGCCAGACGAATGGCAGTCCCAGTTCCTACGCGGCATCGCTGACAATAATCGACGCATCAGCGTCCGATCGGGTCACGGTGTAGGCAAGTCCACTGCGGCAAGTTGGGCGATGCTCTGGTATCTGCTGACGCGTTACCCCGTGAAAGTCGTGGTCACGGCCCCGACCAGTTCGCAGTTATTCGATGCGCTGTTCGCTGAGATCAAGCGTTGGGTGAAGGAGATGGACCCTGCGCTTCGTGATCTGCTTGAGGTGAAGTCAGATCGCATTGAGTTGCGCCCGTCACCGACCGAAGCGTTTATCTCAGCGAGAACGAGCCGTGCGGAGCAACCTGAAGCGTTACAGGGTATCCACTCCGATAACGTCATGCTTGTCGCGGATGAGGCGTCTGGTGTCCCCGAAGCGGTCTTTGAAGCGGCGGCGGGTTCCATGTCCGGACACAATGCGGTCACGGTCCTGCTTGGGAACCCAGTGCGTTCAAGCGGGTACTTCTATGAGACGCACAACCGACTGAAGGATGAGTGGTTCACCCTGCACGTCAACTGCGAGAAATCACGCCGCGTCTCCAAAGAGTTTGTTCGCGAGATGGCGATCAAGTACGGCGAGGAGAGCAACGCGTACCGCGTCCGCGTGTTAGGCGAGTTCCCACTCAGCGATGACGACACCATGATTCCGTTCTCTGTTGTCGAACAAGCGATGAATCGTGACATCGAGGTCGATCAGTTCTCGACCGTGACCTACGGGATCGACGTTGCGCGCTTTGGCTCGGACAAGTCCGCTCTAGCTAAGAAGAAGGGCAACGTGATTACCGAGGTGAAGAAGTGGCAGGGACTTGATCTCATGCAACTGGTTGGCGCGATCAAGAATGAATATGACGCGGAAGAGAGTCAGGATCGTCCGTTGAGCATTTACATCGATTCCATCGGTCTGGGTTCAGGCGTTGTGGACCGATTACGCGAACTCGGTCTACCGGCGATCGGGATCAACGTCTCCGAGTCACCGGCGATGAAGACGGCTTATGTGAACCTTCGTGCGGAACTCTGGGGAAAGATGAAGAACTGGTTGGAACAGCGTGGGTGCGCTCTCCCGAAGGACGATGATCTGTTGGCCGAGCTAACGTCTCCGCGTTACACGTTTAACTCCTCCGGCAAGCTACGGCTTGAGTCGAAGGACGAAATGAAGAAGCGCGGGCTATCGTCGCCTGATTTAGCGGACGCGTGTATACTTACCTTAGCCGGTGATGCGGCAGTGGGTATTTATGGGTCGAGTAGCGGTTCTAGTTGGACTCAACCACTGAAGAGATTGATTAAAGGGGTTATCTGATATGCCATGCGGTAAGTACATGAAGGGTCGTCCGAAGGCGAAGACTGGATCGAAGACGGTCGCCAAGAAGATGGATGACAAGAAGCGCAAAGGCGCAGTGGCGAAGAAGACGCGGAGAGCCTAATGCCTAAACCGGCAAAAGGTAAGGCGAAGGTCAAAGTGACTTCGACCGGCAAGAAGGTGTCCTATGGGGCGAAAGGCGCAAAAGTACGCCCAAACACACCCAAAGGTGATCGTTATTGCGCCCGTTCCTACGGGCAGATGCAAGAGTTCCCGAAAGCCGCCAAAGACCCCAACTCCCCCCTCCGGCTATCGCGTAAGCGGTGGCAGTGTTCAGGCAAGAAGAGTGTGAAGAAGTAATGGCTGTTGCAGGTAATTTGCGCCGTCAGGCGAGATCGAATCTTAGATCAGGGAACGTGAGCAATCCGCTAGATACTTATGCTGAAGGCTTGTTGGGTATCCCGCAAACCGTTATGGAGTATGCGTCATCTGCGACGCCTTCATCGCTAATCTCAGACGCGCAAGACTTCGCTGTGCAAAACGTCACTGGGATGTATGAGCAAGCGACTACCGAGCCGGTCGATTTCGCTCTGGATATGCTTCCAATTACAGGGGAGATCAGAGCGTTCAACGAAGCGCAGGAGCTTCGCCGACAGGCAGAACAAGCACTTCAAGACGGAAACACGGAACAAGCCGATCAACTATCACAGTTGGCAACAGTCACAATGTCCGGCGCAATCCCATTATTAGGGATGATCCGCCGTGTCACACGCATGGGAATACGGCCTGAATATGAAGTCAAAGACGATGGAACATACCTGCGAGTCAGGGAGAAAACCGATGGACCTGATTCCGGAGTCGGAGATCGTTCCGCTGACGATGGAGGACGAGGAGGAGATCGCGAATCTGGCCCGACAGAGTTCACGTCAGAAGAGTTACAGGGAGTTTTTAACGACCCAGAACTTAACTTCGCTTACCAACTCGCAAACGAAGAATCGTTAAAACGAACTGGTGAGCCATACGATGTAACGCTTACCAAGAATATGCCTGAGTCGAACATTATCAAGCAGTCAGCGATTGGGCAGACGTTCTTGTTAGCGACAAAAAACGATCCCCGATATGGAGAGGTCGTTTTTGAAGAGTACAAGCGCAAGTTCCCAGAGATCGTCGAAGAGACTGGCGCGAAGAATTATGAAGAGTTTGTTGCCGCGTCCTATGGTCAACTTGGTCAAGAGGTAACTGAACAGTTTGACGAGTTGGCTCGGTCAGGTCTTCAAATGACGTTTCACCGAGGCGATTTAAATTACGCAGACAGCGATGCAATGCGTATGGACTTATTCGGGAATCGCAACCTCGACGTGTTCCGAGGCGGAGATCGACACGATTACCTCAATGAGATCGACCCGCTAACAGGGTTAAACACGAATGAACAATTCAGGGCGGTCCACGATGCAATTGGTCATGGAGCCGAGAGAACCACTTTCGGTCCTGTCGGGGAAGAAAAGGCGTTTGGCGTTCACTCTCAAACATTGTCACCGCTTGCTCGGTTCGCGTTAGCGTCAGAAACCCGTGGTCAGAACAGCGTTGTGAACTACACGCCTTTGAACGCTGAAGTGAAACAGAAAGTTGCTAGGCTAAGGCGCGAAGCAGAATACGCCTCACCTGAAGTGAAGGCTGAGATCAACCAAGAAATCCGCAAGATTATGGATGACGAGTTCCAGTACGCACCGCAAAACGCCGTACTACTCCCTCCGCAATACACCGACCCCATGTACAGAAACCCTTACGGGCAGAGCGGGTTGTTAGATGAGCTTAGGCCATTGGTTGAGCCGCCTGAAGGCACATCTATATCCTCACCTGCTGTTCATCTCAGCAAGAGAGGCACGATCGGAAGGGAAGTTGGTGAGACGTATCAGACAAACCCAGAGGCTTATGGTTCAGGAGCTAAAGGCGAGGAGTCATCTCGCCTTGAGCCAAATAGTGATACGAAGCCGAGAACATACTTTTACTTAGGCGACAATCAGAGCGTCACAGGTGAGACAGCTAGTAATATCAGGCAAAGACCATACAGGTATGGGGCTGAATTGTCTGGTTTATATGATTTAAACCAAGACCCACTGAATTTAGGCTTGCTTGCTGATATCACCCCCCTACCTAGTTATGTGAATAGGCAGAACATCAAAGAGCAGTTGATAAAAGATTACGGGTATACAGGATACGAAGGAAAGCCATTAGAAGGTCAGCGCGCCGGTCTGGTATTCTATCCGCAACCAGTTAGCCTTCTGGAGATTAGGAAGTAATGGATCAGTACAACGAAGACGATAAGCGCGGGTCGGCGATCGACGCGGCAATGGACTCACTTGAAGAGATGGGTATCGAGATCGATAACCCGAACGAGATGTCCGACGACGAGTTCGAGGGCATCATTAGCTCCGAAGTCGATGATGCGATTGACTACATCGACAACAACATCTCGCAAGATCGGAACACCGCGTCCCAGTATTACCGAGGCGAGCCGTTCGGCGATGAAGAGGAAGGTCGTTCTGCCGTTGTCTCAATGGATGTACGAGATACTGTACAATCCATCCTCCCGTCTTTGATGAAGGTGTTCACGTCCGGCGAGAAGGTTGTTGAGTTTGTGCCACACGGTGCAGAGGATGTCGCCCACGCTGAACAAGCAACTGACTACATCAATTATGTGTTCATGCAGGAGAATCAAGGATTCAAGATTCTCTATGAGGCGTTCAAGGATGCTTTGGTGCGTAAGGCCGGTATCATTAAGTTCTACTGGGACGACTCCGTTGAGGTATCGACCGAGAACTACACCGACTTAACACAAGCCGCAATGAACCTGCTTCTTCAGGATGAAGACGTAGAGGCGTCGGCAGTCAAAGGGAAGCCAATCGGGGAACCCGTCATGGTGTCACCAGAAGTGCGTGATCCTATGACGGGTGAACTGCTTCAAGAAGCCGCGTTCGAGCAACCAATGGCTTACGACTTGGAACTCAAGCGTCGGACGAAGAAGGGCAAGATCAAGTGCGAAGCGTTACCCCCTGAAGAGTTTTTGATCGACCGCCGTGCGAAGTCGATCCACGACGCAACGATGGTCGCTCACCGTAAGATGGCGACTGTTTCCGAGCTAGTCGCGATGGGTTATGACTTCGACATGGTGATGGAGAACGCGGGAGAAGACTTCCAGTTCGACACCAACAGCGAATACTACAACCGGAATCCAGTGGCGACGCTCAAGAACTACGTCGCGAAAGATGACTCGAACAAGCGCGTTCTCTACATCGAAGCCTATGTGAAGGCGGATTATGATGGAGACGGCATTGCTGAGCTACGCAAGGTCTGTTGCATGGGTGACTCGCATAAGGTTGTGCGTCACGAGCCATGCGATCATGTGCCATTCGCGGCTTTCTGCCCAGATCCAGAGCCACACACGTTCTTCGGTCAGTCGCTTGCCGATATCACGATGGACATCCAGAACATCAAGTCGCACATCCTCCGTAACCAGTTGGATTCACTCGCTCAATCGATCCATCCACGGATGGCGGTTGTCGAAGGTCAGGCAAACTTGGAAGACGTGCTGAACTCAGAAGTCGGTGGAATTATCCGGATGCGCGCACCGAACATGGTGCAGTCATTCTCTCAGCCATTCGTTGGACAACAAGCGTTCCCGATGATGGCGTACATGGATGAAGTGAAGCAGGCTCGGACGGGGATCAATAAAGCGGCGGCAGGTTTAGATGCTGATGCGCTTCAGTCCACAACCAAGACAGCAGTTGCGGCAACCGTGACAGCGGCGCGTCAACACCTAGAGTTGATTGCGCGCATCTTCGCAGAAACCGGTATGACTGACCTGTTCCGTGGATTGCTACGGTTATCGATCCTGCATCAGGACCAACCAAAGATGGTCCGTTTGCGCGGGAGCTTCGTTCAGGTTGACCCACGGGCATGGCAGTCAGGTTTCGACGCGACAGTGAACGTGGCCCTCGGTGGCGTGGATGATGAGCAAAAGATGATGCTGTTGCAGTCAGTTGCCGAGCGTCAGGAGAACATCATCTCTCAGTTCGGCTTAGATAACCCATTAGTCACTTTGGCGCAGTACCGCAACACCGTTGGCAAGATCATCGAGACAGCGGGACTCAAGGACGTTGATTCATACTTCCTTGACCCGAACGGCCCACAGGCACAACAGATCATGGCTCAAGCGTCTCAGAAGCCGAAGAAGCCGCGTCCTGAAGAAGTGATGGCGCAAGCCGAGATCGCGAAGACTCAGGCAGAGACTCAGGCGCGGATCGCCGCAATGAACCTCGATCGCGAGAAGATGTTCATGGAAGACGAGCGCAAGCGTGATGAACTGGATGCGAAGATTTCGATGGAAGCGTTGGAGCTTCAAGCGAAGTACGGAACGCAGATTGACATTGCTCAGTTGAAAGCAGAGGTTGAACGCGAGAAGTTGAATATCCGCGAACGCGGCGCAACGTTAAGACAGATGATGAATAACGCACCACGAGGTGACTAATGATTTTTACAAGACGGGACATTGAGCTTGGAGAAAAGGCTCGATCCGTCGTCGAGAACGAGACATACAAAGATGCATTTGTTACTGTTCGTAACAGATACATCGAGTCTCTTATCAACACGGCGGAAGGTGACACGGCTGTACGCGAAAAGGCGTACATCGCTGTCAGGATGCTAGATGAGGTGGAATCACACCTCATTAGTGTGATGGACAAGGGGAAGTTGGCTAAACAACACCTTGACAAACTAAACCGTAGATAAGGGATAATGTAACCATGAGTGACAACCAAGAAACTGGATCACTATCAGTAACACAAGCCGCAAACGTATTTGGCGGGATGATGGAACCTCAAGAGGCGACCCCAGAACCCGTAGAAGCAGAAGTGGTAGAAGAGTCCGAAGCAAGTGCAGAGGACGTTGAGGTAGAGGACACGTCAGCCGAGGAATTTAGCGAGGACTCGGAATATGACCCCGAAACCGGTTCGGAGGAAACGAACGAAGACGACAATGAAGGGAGTAGCCAGACTTACACCGTCCGCGTTGATGGTGACGAAGTTGAGGTAACGATCGATGAATTGTTGAGCGGGTATTCGAGAACTCAGGACTACACGCGTAAAACGATGGCATTGGCGGATCAGCGAAAGTCTCTGGAAACAGAACTGGATCAGATACGTCAGGAACGCGCACAGCTAACGCAGGTGCTTGAGCAAATTGATGTTCAGGATCAAGAGCAAGAACCCAATTGGGAGGCTCTTTATCAGCAAGACCCGCAACAGTGGGCAGTACAGCGTGAAATGTGGCGGACCAAGCAGGAGCGTAAACGCGCACTGGTTGAGGAGAAGCAACGGTTGCTTCAAGCGCAAGAGTCCGACAAACAGCGAATCGTCGCACAGTTTGTTGAGCAAGAGCGCGGGAAGCTAAACGAAGTTCTTCCGCAATGGCGTGACGAGAAAGTAGCGAAGGCAGAGAAGGCGAAAGTCGCTGACTATGCCAAGAGGATCGGGTTCACCGATCAGGAGATCGCTCAGTTCTACGATCACCGTGCAGTGACGACGCTTTATAAGGCGATGAAGTTCGATGAACTGAGTGGCGGTAAACCAAAAGCGAAGAAGCAGGCCACGCCTGTTGCGAAAGCCGGAGCCGCGACAACAACGCCTAAAGCAAGAGATGCCTATCGTAAATCGCAACAACGACTCGCAAAGACAGGCAAGGTCGCAGACGCGGCTAGCGCATTTAAACATTTGCTAGGTTAGGAGAAATAACTCATGGCAACTTTTACTACATATGATGCAGTCGGCATCAAAGAACAGCTCGCTGATGTGATTTACAGCATCTCCCCAGAAGAGACTCCGTTCATATCAAACGTTGGCCGTAAGAACGTCGCTAACACTCTGTTCGAGTGGCAGACAGACGAACTTGCTTCAGTAGACACGTCAAACGCTGTCGTTGAGGGCGCGGACGCCGGAAACGCGGCCCAGACTGCAACTAAGCGTATGCAGAACTACACGCAAATCTCAAAGAAGGTTGTCCAGATTTCTGGCACTGAAGAGACTGTTGACAAGGCAGGCCGTAACTCAGAAATGGCGTATCAGATGGCTAAGAAGTCTTCTGAACTCAAGCGCGACATGGAAGCGATTTTGACTCGCAACCAAGTAGCGGCGGCAGGCGATTCTTCAACTGCGCGTACAACTGGTTCTTTGGAAGCATGGTTACGCACCAACACTTCACGCGGTACTGGTACAACTGACGGTGCAAACCCAACGTTGTCTGGCACAACTTCAGGCTACCCAAATGCGGCGGCTACTGACGG